ATGCCTCTCAACGATACCAAGCTCAGGCGTATAGCTGGCAAGCCATATGATGGACCAGAGGAGATAGCTGACGGTGGTGGACTTTCTGCCAGGATCAGCCCAAAGGGACTTATCACCTTTCAGTACCGCTATCGCTTCAACGGGAAACCGGCCCGGCTAAAACTCGGCACCTACGGCAAGATGTCGATCAAAGAAGCTCGTGACGCGATGGAGGAATGCAAGGGCTGGCTGGAAGAGGGACGCGATCCGGCAATGCAGCGGAAAAAAGCCAGGGACATCGTATCCAGCTCGCCGAGCATCAGCACTCTCGTTGATGAGTGGCTGGAAACACCATCAGTGAAAGAGATGGTGAAGTATGAATACTGGAAGCGGATGCTGAAGCTTCACGTTACCGACAATTACGGTCGGATGATAGCAGATGAGATGAGCCCCGTTGAATGGGAGCAGATATTCCTGCGCATAACGAAAGGTGGTTCGCCGGTTCAGGCAGGTAACGTTCTGGTGAAGATGAAGCAGGTGATCCGTTATGCGCTGCGTCGGAAACGTATTACTTCAAATGCTCTAATGTTGCTTGAGATTAACGATATCGGTAGCCGTCCTGATGACGGGGAAAGATTCCTTAATGACGAAGAGATAGGCGCGTTCTGGAATGCCATCGATAAAACCAAGATGTCATGGCAAAACAAAATGCTGATCCGCCTTGTGGCGCTTACCGGATGCCGCGGTGTTGAGTTGAGGCTGGCAAGGAAGGGGGATTTTGACCTGAAGTCGAGGGAGTGGGTAATACCGAAAGAGAACTCGAAAACGCGTAAGCGCTTTGTGCGTGGGATTTCTCAGCTGGCGGCCGATTATCTGCAGAAGGTTTTTGATGTGTACCCCGATCAGTCAATCGTGTTTCCACCGGCAAAGTTGCAGGTGGACAGGCCTATGTCAGCCAGTACATTGATTTCCATCGCGGGGCAGGTGGAAGAGGTTATGGGTGGTGAGCACTGGTCTCTGCACGATCTGCGAAGAACGTGCAAAACCAAGATGGCAGAGCTTGGCGTTGCGCCTCATGTATCAGAGAAGATACTCGGGCATAAGCTAACAGGGATGCTGGCTGTTTATGACCAGTATGATTACATCCCCGAGCAGCAGGCAGCGGCAGAATTGTGGGCTGAGAAGATTCAGGCGTGTGCAGCCAATAGTCCTTTATCTTTGCAGAACTGAATAACCTCGACGTATCGAAAGAGAGCGCCACCTTTGGGAGGGTGGATTTCTTCCACTTCCTGCGGGAATGGTGTGCCGGATTCTTCCCACTGTTTGCGCTTACGATAAAACGTGGTTCTGGAGATACCACCAAGCATCTCCTGAACGCGCTCACGGTTAACCAGAACCGGCTGAATGCTGATTGTTGTTTGCATGCTTTTCTCCAGGAAAAAAGAAGCCCGGCGAACCGGGCAAAAGGGATAACGTGGCAGTGTATTCGCACCCAATAGCCAGCTCATAACTGGCTATCAGTTGCGTCATTCATGCCGAGTGGATTTCAACCTCTTCAATTCGAAGTTGTGAAGCATCACCCTGCAATTTAAGTGCGTTCTCGGCGTCATTTTTAGCCCTGAACACAGCTTTCACCTCGCCATATTTCTCGTGCATAACAGAGACGATCGCATCATCTTCATCAACTATTGCCCAAAACGAATAATCCATAATCTCTCCTCATGCCGCCCGCATAGCGCGGAGGCGTTTTAAGTGTTCTGCTGTTTCTATTTCTTCGGCGATCCGCTCGGCCTGTGCTTTGGTCAGCGGCTCGAATTCATGCTGAAATCGCCCAATGCTGGCGATGCAGGTGCGACCGTTGCGGATGTAGTGGATTACTTCGTGGGTAGTGCGGAGGATTTTTCAGGGCGCGCCGTGGGGATCGGCGTACCAGGTATTAGGCTGGATTATCCTGAACATTGGCTGACTCCTGCGTAAAAATGGAAGAGTTATTCAGGTAAGTACTTGCCATGCACCTTCATCTCCATATGTGCTATTTCATAGCAATTAACGCAAATCCACTTTGACCTCATTCCTATTTCATATTCTTCCTCATACCATCTCAATCGCCTGAAAAACCTATATTTATGCTTTTTACACCCGTGAAAAATCTGCCTTAACGACCTCATAATTTAGACTCCTGCATCATGAGGAAGACGATCATTGCCGAGCGCATGGCTTTATCGCATGGCTGATGAGCCACAACGTGCACTTTTAGCCCGTCAATTCCGTAAGCAGTAACCCATTCAGCAGGAACATCACATTGATCCTCGGAATCGTATTCAACACTGATTCGGTTTGCAGAAATTATCGGCCATGCGTCCGCCGGATTGTTGCAATAGTCGGGAAGTTTGACGGTATTTTTTCCTTCCACTCCGTGATTAACGAACCACGACGGACTTTCATCTGTTGGCTCAAGAAACCAGTCGCCATTGATAGCAATTTCTGCCACGGCTTTATTAACCTCAAAATCACTCAACTTGCTGTAATCCATCACATCCTCCGATTCCGCTTTTCTTCATCCTGCTGACAGCTCACGCACATCGTGCATCCCGGATACGCTTTCCGTCGAGCATCAAGTAACTTGTCTCCGCATTCCTCACAGTGCGTTGCTGATACTGCTGAGTGGTTGAGTCTGTGAGCCTGAATAGCGTTTTCGCGCATCATCTCTTCGAGAGCGCTGGCCTGATCGATGATTTCGGTCATGACTGAATCTCCTTTGCTGGCATATCCGTTTCAAATTTCGCTTCTGGCACCATGTCGGCAAGAAAGCCGCCACAGCCTCGACATCTGAACGTTGTAACGCCGTCCTGGCTGTAGTGGATCCGCTCGCCATCCTTAACGACTGACCATGGCTCTACGTTCTCATCTGGATAGAAAGGGCGCTTACCGTCTTTGCGGAATGCACGTTTGCAGTTCAGCTCTATGCTTATCTGCTCACCGCACTCACATTTCGCCTGGATAATTTCTGCCATACTCACCACTCCCTGAACTGTCGGTTAATTCGGTTGAAGGTGAACGCAAGCAATAAAAAAGGCCGCTTTAGCGACCTTGTGATTCGTTTGGTTAGCGTCATTCGCATAGTCCGTATCGTGATGAGCACACCTCTGTATCAAGGCTAGCCTTTACGAGGTCGTATACCTTTCCGCCTCGACCGGTTCTGGCCCACTCAACAACATCCAGCGCAGATGGCGCACCAATCCCACCGCGCGGACCGTAGAATCCAGACCACTCTATTCGCTGAACGTCTGGCTCTAGACCATAAAGCTTCACTTCCTGGCCGAGATTTATCTGCCGCTTCCTGCTGCGCATTATCTCCTCGCCAGAGATGGCATCTTCTTCCATCCAGGCCTTTACATAGGAACCCAACTGCGCCCGCATCCATGCCTGGCTCTCTGTTCCCACACTCATCCAGTGAACCCAGCGAGAGGCGAGTCTGACCTTCTTCTCCCACTCGTGATGCTTTTCGATATGCTCAGGCCAGCGCGCTGCCGTTTCGGAAATCTCCTCTTTAGTGCAGAGGACGCAGTTCATGCAACCAACACGAGATGCGCCCTGCGTGTATAGGGGATTGGGTGATACACCAAAGTATTTGTGCAGAGCGAAAACGTCAGAAGCAGACCATTTATGAATAGGCAGGAAGTTATAGAGGAAGTCCGGGTCTCGCTCATCACGAGAAAACCGATCATACCCGGCGCGCTTATCTGACTCATCGGCGCGAACACCAGACCACTGGACAACAACTTCACCATCATCGAGGAGTGGCTTAACTGCGGCATCGAATGCAATCTGAATCTTTAGCTCATCAGTGCAAAACCGGTCGCGTAGCATTGGGAATTTTCCGTGCAACAACGCCGCATCTAGGAATGAATTTCCGCTCGGATGCATGACGGATAAAGCAGCATCCAGTGGGGTCTCAAACTCAATTCCCCACCGTTCTGCAGTACGCTGCCACGCCTGCCCGAATTTAGTATCAGAGCGAGCCAGTGAAGGCATCACCACTCCACGATAGGCGCCCATTCTGATGGGTTGTCGTTGTGGCCATCTCTTAATTAGAGATTGTCGACGACGCTCAAAGTCCTCTTCGCTATAGCTGCGCTTAACAACCTGAACAGGCTCGCATCCAATCTGCTCGTGTATAGTTTTTGCAAACTGCACCGTGAGTTCGTGTTCATTGTCCGTGTCAGCCATTACTGACTGCACTCTGCTGCCGAAAAGATGGTGAGCCACTGTTGCGGTAGCCGTGCTATCTTTCCCAGCAGAAAAGTTAACGATTATTTTATGGTCATCAGGGATGCGGAATTCAGATAAGTAACGGCTATATGCCGATTCAATTTCGCGGACCATGGTGCTGATGTCTGTTGGTACAATAATCATTGCTGCTTCACTCATGATTCCACTCCTTATCGGCCTTGCATGCGACCGATGCCGCTAACGAATGCCACCAGGCTAATACCCAGCGGCGCGATTTTCTGGTGATGCTTTTTGATGATTTGCGGCACTACTGCATTCCATTTCGGTTTAGGCCTGCATTTCATTACCTGCTGAATTTCTGCCACGCATTTACGTCCCTGTGCGCGTACAGCGTTGTCTTGCTCTGGCGTCATGCGGCCTCCCTGCGGGCGAGAAGTTTCACCCCGAAAGCCATCAACTCGTCCCGGTCCACAGTTGCGAAGTGGCAGTGTGTACGCGGGTACGGGCGCCAAATGATGAGCATCGAGCCTTTGTTATTTCCCGATACTGGCTTACCGGTGACCGGGTTGATAAATGCAAGCCGCCCGGCGGTGATGAAGCGAACCTCGCTGGCGGTCTGGATAGCTTCCTTGAACCAGCCAACCGAAGTGTCAGCCGGTACCAACATTACCGTGCCGATCTGATTGACGCTCTCGGCGGCAGCCTTCTTAACGAACGGCGTGATGTCGCTATATGGCGGGTTCAGCCAGGCGTAGCCGGGAATGCTCAGGTAATCAGCCCACGGCGTTTCCAGTGTGTTCTGCTCGGCGGTGATGAACTTTCGGCACAGCGCGTTATGCGGCGCGGCTGCAGCGTCAAGTTGAAAGCAGAACTCAGCGTCAATGGAAGCGAACAATGCAGGTGGAGTTCGCCATAAATCACGCTGATCTGCTGGCGTGTTGCTGCCGGCGTAATCAGTCACTTCGAATCTCCCCATAACGACCGCGATACTTGCGCATACGGTCATCAACGTAATCAGGCTCAACGGGCCCAACAACCATCCATCCCGGTCTGAATGACGCTTCTAAGTTGGCGTACCAGACTTCCTTTTCGTGCAACTCCTGAAGCCTGTCTTCCATGCTTGGCTTCTGGAAATCGTTATTAGCGATAGCTGCAAAGCAACGAGCCAGCACCTCTTCTTTAGTGCCGGATCGCTTTGGTGGGCGCAGATATCCCGCCCCGTGAAGAGGTGAATCCATAGCTAATTCCTTGTTGAGTTAAATCAGAAATGGATATCTACATTGTCGAAATGTACAGGACTGGTCATTCTTGCTGTGGTGTTTTGCGCATTACCATTCGTTGCAAAGCCAATACGAGCGTTTAACAGTTCTAGCGTTATAGACTGACCGTTTTGCCCCTGGTAAACATCCACCTTGATATTCTCTCCAGTGATTTCAACGATTCCACCTTCAACCAGAACGTTTCGGTAGTAGTCAGCCTGCGCTCCAGGCTTTGCAAAAACGGCGGCGCTGTAGTTAGTCCATTCTTTTTGCTTGCTCTGGCGATCGTAATACTGAACACCTGCGCGGATATTAAATCCTATGTTTTCCCCCGCCTGAAACTCACGTGCTGCTTTGTTTAAGCGTACTGTTATTGAATGCGCCATTAAGCGATAACTCCTTCAAGTTCATCTTTTCGAATGTTGTAAACGTCCTGGGCTTTCTGTTGCTCACCAGTTCCTTCGAGCATTTTCCATGCTTTAGCGAATGCCTGCTTAAGCTCATCTACTGAAGTCTTTTGTGCTGCGGCATCAGTGAATGCCTTCAGGATCTGCTCAGGAGTGGGGGATAGTTTTGATTGCTTGGCCGGCGCTGAATTTTGCTGATGTTTGTGTTCGTCAGTATCAGCATCTTTGGAGTCATCAATTCCGAACAATCCGTTAAGGCAATATTTGCGAGCGTAAGAGCTTGTAGCGCCAGTAACCTGAGCGGCATCCATGCCTTTCTTGCTTTCCTCTTCTCGCGCCATAGCGGTTGCTGTGTGCTTATTTTCACCATCCGTGATGGTCGCCGTAGCCTTGACGTAATACCGATCGCCAATCAACATGATTTCATCGCTAATCGACAGGAAAAGCCCTTTCAGTAGCGGCTTAACTCCTTCGAGAATGTCCTCGCAGCTGCGGTATTTATATTTACCGAACGAGTTGTACTGATTCTTTGGCGCATTCAAATGCTCCTGGATGGATGCCAGTCGCTCATAAAATGTGGAGCTCATAATTACCTCAGAATGGAAGTTCGGAAGGGTTAGCCAGGAACTCGCATTTATTCATGCGTTCACGTTTAGCCATAGACAGGCATAAGCTTTTCATCGACTTGTTACCTGACTTGCGCCAGTAAAGCGCCTCTGTGACGTGGTACTGGCGCTTAATCCGGCTTAGTTCTGGTGTTGTTGCTAAATCAACTGGGATCATCTTTCACCTCAGTAGTTAATTTGTGTTCTCGGTACCAGGCCATCCATCAGCGCTTTCAGGACTTCGATCGCCTGATCACGTGAGATGCTGGTATTAGCGGTGAGTGCGTTTACGATTTCAGTACCAACGGCCTTGCGGTGCTTAACATCAGCTTCACGAGCTGTCTTTTCGTCGGCGATGCGCTTCTCTTCTGCCAGGCGGGCAGCTTCTTTCGTTTCAGCTTCACGCTTAATGCGGTCTGCTTCTTCCTGTGCTTTACGCTGTTCGGCGGCAATGGCTGCTTGCTTCTCTGCTTCAGCTTTCGCTGCGGCGTCTTTTGCTTCCTGCTCTGCGCGTTCCTTCGCTTGCTTAGCCAGTAATTCAGCCTGTGCTCTTGCTGAAATCGCATCCTCTTCGCGTTTCTTTGCCGCCGCCAGTTCAGCTGCTGCTTTCTCTTCGGCTTCGCGCTTGGCCTGTTCTGCTGCCTGGCGTTTCAGTTCTTCTTCGTGAGCGATGCGCTGGCGTTCTGCTTCTGCTTTCCTCTCTGCAACATCACGGTCGTATTCAATGTTGTCCAGGAGCGCCTCCCGATGAGCTAGTTCAATCTCCTTAGCCAACTCCTCAGCTTCGCGCTTGGCTTTCTCCTCTACCTTGATACGTTCCTGCTCTGCTTCCCACTCTGTCAGTGGGCGGCGAACTTCATCCTTCAGCAGGTCGAGACGCTCACGTACCAGACGACGGCTTTCGTCAATCTGCTTAGGCAGGGCTTTGAGCTCTGCAACAAGGTCTTTGCCGGCGTTGTCGATGTATGTTTTAGATCGGGCTACCTTATGCGCCATCGATGCGATGGCATCGCGTCCTTTCTTAGTGGTGACATCTGGCACCAGGCTGCGCGCTTCTTTCTCAATTTTTTCAAGGATGGGATCGAGTTGCTCATTACTCGTGAAAACAGCCATTGCACTCGACTTCTCAATGACGACTAATTCCGTTGCTTCACTCATGGTCTCTCCTGAAATTTGGTTGTGCGCTTCCCGTCTGCGATATCCTGACGAGTAGGGGGTATTGGGGGATGTATTTGAAGCGGTATTAAATTTCGCTGACTAATTCGAAATCACCGCAAGAAGAATCGCTAACTACTGGGTCTCGTACTAATACAGCATCCATATCGCCCCAATCTCTGCGTAATTGTTTATTTGATGGCAACTGTCTACCCAAAGCCTCAAACACTACACCGCTGTCGAAATCGAATTTTGCACGGCCATCCATAACGAAATATTCAAACTCTTGCATAACTACCACTCAATAACTCAATCCACCACCAAGCCCGCCAAGATAAACCTCAACGAGCAACTCTTTCGTATAAGTACGCTCACAGCCACGATGGAGGTACAGCTTCCCCCGCTTATGTGCTGATGCTGTCCATGTCGCATCTTTGTGTTTAACCAGCATTCCAGGCTGAACAGCGCCACGGTTAACTTCCTGCGTTCCGTAGTGTGAAATCATGATTTACCCTCCACCTGCTGCAATAACCCGGCAATATGCATCTGCCAGCGGTTCATTGTGATTTTCTCGCGAGGTTTATCGACTGATGAGAGTTGCCACTCGTTGTCGTTGAGTTTTGATGCGTGGTACTGCTTGCCGTTGTGGGTGACTGTCATAATGACTCCCGGGCGCGGAGCATTGCGTCGGCAATGAAATACGCATCTTCGGATAATTCTTTGTACTGTGGTGAGTCAGGGCCTCCACCAAACGAGTGTCCGTCCCATCTGCGCACAATTGCTGCCATCGCCTTAGCTGCGAAGTAGTCACGAATGGAAATTCCGTTGCTGTATCCATCGATAGGGAAAGCAGCACCTTGTGCCGGTGTATTTGTCATAATCATCTCCGCGCTTAAGCCGCGCCGCTGAACGTTAAAAGACCTCTGCGCTAACAGGCGGTGGATAGCCGCCATTCATAACTAAGCGCCCTCTGAGAAGCCGCTGAGGTATGAGCAATAAAAAACCCGCCGGAGCGGGTCTATTTGATTAATGAGGCTGCGTATTCGAGTAGGTATAACTTCGGTGCCAGCCAGATTTTCAGCCAGTCAAAATTAAAAATTAACAAAGGTGCGCCTGTGACAATCGCAGATATTGGTAAGACAAATACACATATGTCATATGTAAATGAAGATACAAACCAATCATCTTTAGGGCGACCGTCGTGAGCAGTCCATCGTTCACCACTCTTCCTTGCGTTACGTGCAAATGAAGGCATCCTTAAAGCTGCAGCAATCAATATCAGCGCGAGAGCTTGAAACAAAATGCTTCTGACTGAATTCCAAACGAGTAATTGATGCACAACATCCGGTATCTGTGCCTGACTGAATGACACTGCAGCATCAATCCCACCAACTGCTTTCTGCAATAGCTCAACAAGAATCTTGTTAGCCTGTTCTTCCATCGCCTTACCCTCTGTTTGTATCGTGAGCTAATAAAAAGGCCGCCAGTTAGGCAGCCTGTTGCGATTCCCGGTATTGCTTATTAAGTTTATTGAATACGTCTCGAAAGGTTGGGTATTCTTCTTTCGATACTTTGCTTAGATATCTATGCGCTATTGCTCCAGTTTTCTCATCAAGTACTATTCGTCCTCCGCTAACTCCATTAACAAAGAAGAAGCGCGGGAATTTACGCCACTGCGTTATCAGTCCTTCATCAATGGCCTGTTTGATGTATGGAGGAAGAGAAACAAGGCTGGCATTAGCAATTTTCGTTTCTTCACGCTCGATAGCATCCTTAGTGCGTTGAATACTGTCCTTTAGCGAACGTAGTGAATCGTTTTGCTTATCCCATTTGTTGAGAGTTGCACGACCATTTCTCTTGTCATTAAGAGGCTGACCATTAGCCATGGCAACGGTATCGAAGTGCTCTTGTATCTTTGCATCGAATCGTGCCTCTTTTTTTGCAAGAGAGGCTTTCAGTATTTCAAGTCGCGCTGCCATTGCCTCACCTCATAAGTTAATTAACGCGCCGTTACCGATTTGCTGCTGCGATGACCGGCGGCGTATAGCGCCACATCCGGCAAACATGCAGATCCGCCTGTATTGCTGTCACGCAGACTACCGAGCGAAGTGGCGCGGTCTACTCGTGACATATCCTGTTTTCTTGCCTGTGACGCGTTCTGAGCAGCCTCAGCGCGTCGTTTGGCCATCAGCTCACCACGTTTCAGATAACGCCGTGTAACGCTGTTGCTTGCGATAAATTTGGTCATATGTCCTCCAGTGGTTGCTTTAGGGTGTGACGCTCAGGCGCTTATCTTCTGAGTTGCTGTCGATGCAGCTGCACTTCGTCACACTCCAAAGCAACTTCCTTTGGTCTCCCACAAGGGCGGGAGAAGTAACCCCATCAGTGTTAAAGAGCTGAGACTCAATTCCTTGTCTCGGTGGTGCGTCCTGCTGATGGGATAAAGATACAGATAAAACTGTATTATCGTCAACAGATAAAACTGTATTAGTTTTTATGGATAACATATGTATCTGTAAAATATTGAGATTTATTTTTTGTATAGGCGTAAAAAAACCGGCCTAAGCCGGTTCTTTCGGTGATGGCATGTGGTGCTAGCGCTTGCGTCGATAAATTCTGTGTTCAATCATCACACCGATGATTGTCAGGGGCTGGATGCTGCTGTTAATTACAGGGTAATCATCGTTCAATGGAACAAGTTCAAAGTGCTGACATCCATTCATATCAGTAAAAGTAGGGCGGTACTTTTTGAATGTGGCCTGATCACCACCATTTTTAGCCACTACGAATTCACCAGGAACCGGCTCAACTTCAGGATCGACGATAATCACATCACCAGCTTTGAAATCTGGTTCCATGGAATCACCTTCAATGCGCAGGGCAAAACTGTGCTCTGACAAATCAAGATCGGTAAGGATGTACTCTAAGCTGCCATCGAAGGCCTCTATTGGGTTCTTCTCAGCTAAGGCCCCAGCTTGCACATAACTAATCAAAGGAACTCTCCTGCTGTTCACTTCGGCTATTGGCATAAATGCGCCACCGTTCATCAACCAGTCAGCATCACAACGCAATGCCTTGGCTATACCAATTATATTCCGTGGCTTGAGAGTTTTCCCGTCTTCAATGCTCTGCCATGACTGCTGACGGATCCCAGCCTTCTCAGCCGCCTCTGTCTGCGTCAATCCGAGCTCAATTCTTTTTTGTTTTACTCGTTCTGCAAGGCTCATAAATACCTCTTTCTGTGTGCCTTGATAGTCACAGCTAAAACTGTAATTGACAAACAGAAATAACTGTCACAGAATACAGATAAAACTGTGGAGGTGATATGGAAACAATTTCTCAGCGCCTCAAACAAAAACGTGAAGAGATGAATCTGTCTCAATCCCAGCTGGCAACATTGGCAGGAATGAAACAGCAGTCCCTTCAGGCCATCGAGGCAGGGACAACGAAGCGTCCACGTTATTTGGTTGAGTTGGCTCGTGCGCTTAAGTGCGATCCGGAATGGCTGCTCTTCGGCGACAGTCGCCAAGCTCAGCACTAATTCAAAAATAAGAAATACCGCTCTTTAACATTGCTGCTCATCCTCTCCGCCCTTGTGGAGATAACAACTACGCATCACAGGATGCGCATTAACTATTTAACACCAAGGAATTATTACAAATGGAAAACTCAATTAACCGCAACAAGGTCAATGCACAGCGCATTTTGTCCTGGTTGCTTAACCAAATCGCCATGAAAGGTGGCAACAACGTAGCTAAAGAGATCGGCGTTGATAAAGCGCAGATAACCCGCTGGAAAGAAACGTGGCTGCCGAAGATGGCAATACTGTTGGCAGTTCTGGAATGGGGTGTCGTTGATGACGATATGGCGCGGTTGGCAAGAGAAGTAGCTGCGGTGCTCACAAAGAAAAATCGCCCGGCGGCAACCGAGCGATCAGACCAAATCACGATGGATTTTTAAAGCAATTTACAGGAGTCATTTTAATGGCTAAACGCAAAAAGTACCAGGAAAAAGAAGAGATTCGACACCCTGATTCACCAGATGGTTTGGTCGTTGCTGCTTCTAAAAATAAGGCGTTCGCAGAGCGTCTTGTTGGCGTTATTCGTATCGCAATGGCTAAGGCAGGGGTGAAGCATGGCAGTCGTTAAGTTAGCAGACTACAGGCGCTCAGAATGCGCTGAAACATCTCAAGGGGCGGCAAACATGGGCTTTGTCTATCTGCACCGCCAGTTCATGGATAGCAAGCTCTATAAGGACTCTCAGGCCGTCCACTTATGGCTTCACCTGATCCTCAAGGCTAACCATGCAGATACCGTAGTAATGACTGATATCGGCGAGATGATTGTTGGTCGTGGGCAGATGATCACAGGCCGACCAACTCTTGTCATGGAAACCTTTATTCCTGACAACAAGGTGAGAAGTTTACTAAGAACCTTTGAGTCAAAAGGAATGATTAAAACCGAGTCGAAAGAGCGGAAATTTAGCCTGATAACCATATGCAAATATGACGATTTTCAGACTCAAAATTGTCCAACGAATGTCCAACGGTTGTCCAACGCAACACCGCATCCGGAAAGGGCTGAGCATGGTATATGTCCAACGAATGTCCAACGGTTGTCCATAAACAATAATATAACTAATAACTCTCTTACTAACGTAAGAGAGAGTGCATCTTCCTCAGAAAATGCTGACCAGAAAAAACCGTCACTCAGCTGCGAGCAGGTGGTCGATGTGTACCGCAGAATTCTTCCTGAAGCTCAGGGGATAAACATCCTGACTGACAAGCGTAGAAACATGATCCGAACGTTCTGGCAGAAAGCCAGCAAAGTGACTCGGCAACTTGACGGGCATCCCTTCACCCTGAACGACTGGGAAGTTTATCTGAATTACATCGCCACCAACTGCCGATGGATGCTGGAAAACAGACCAGATCAGCGCACAGGAAAGACATGGCGCAAAAAGTCCCTTGAGTTCTTCCTGAATGTTGACGTTTACGCCAAGACGCGAGAGGGAGCATGCGATGACCTCTGAGGTGATAACCGTTCCTCACAACCCTGAAGCAGAACAAAGCGTGATCGGTGGTCTGTTACTGGATGACGACAGCAGCGAGCGAGTTCAGAGAGTTCTGGCAATGCTCAAGCCAGAGTCGTTTTACAACAGGGCACACCAGATCCTCTTCGCTGAAATGCGTCAGATGTTCCGCGATAACAAGCCGGTAGATGGCCTGACAGTTTTCGATTCACTGGAAAGCAAGGGACTTACTGAACAGGTAGGTGGTTTCGCTTACATCGCTCAGATCGCCAAGAACACGCCAAGCGCTGCAAACATTGTTGCTTACGCCGCATCCGTTCGCGAGTCAGCTATGGAGCGTTACGGCATCCAGCGCATGACCGAGGCGACCGAATTGCTCTACGCCAGAAACGGCATGAGCGCCACGGAGAAGTACGAAGCTATCCAGAGCATATTCACCCAACTTACCGACCATTCAAAGACCGGTAGCCGCCGCGGGCTTCGCTCATTTGGCGATGTCATGGAGGACTGGGTAACAGATCTGGAAAAACGCTTTGATCCATCCGGTGAGCAACGCGGTATGAGTACCGGCATCCCATCGCTTGACCGGATGCTTGCACCGAAAGGACTTGTTAAAGGTTCGCTCTTCGTCATCGGAGCCCGTCCGAAGATGGGTAAGACGACGCTTTACGGTCAGATGGCTATCAACTGCGCCGTCAGAGAGCGTAAACCGGCTTTGATGTTCAGCCTTGAAATGCCAGGCGATCAGATTCTGGAAAAGCTTGTCGGTCAGAAGTCGGGAGTTAACCCGAGCATTTTCTACATGCCGGTAACCGACGATGCTGATGATCAATACCAGGGTGATTATGACGGTGATTTCAAGAAAGCCATGGCAACCGCCGGAAGACTTAGTGAAATCGACATGCTCTACATCGACGACACACCCGGATTATCACTGGCGCACATCGTTAGCGAAAGCCGTCGAATCAAGCGAGAGAAAGGCGTGGTAGGGATGATTCTTGTCGATTACCTCACGCTCATGACCGCCGAGAAAGCAGACCGTAACGACCTTGCATACGGGATGATTACCAAGGGGCTGAAGAACCTCGCCAAAGAGCTTGGATGCGTCGTTGTCCTGCTAACTCAGCTAAACCGTGAACTGGAGAAGCGCGTCAACAAGCGGCCTTTACCAAGCGATTCTCGCGATACCGGGCAGATTGAGCAGGATTGTGATTACTGGGTGGGCATTCACCGCGAAGGCGCATTTGATGACAGCGTTCCGGCAGGTGAAACCGAGTTAATTCTGAGACTAAACCGCCACGGCAATACCGGAACCGTCTACTGCAACCAGTACAACGGAGCCATTTACGACACTGACCAACAATCCGCAGCAGCAATGAGGCGAGATCGGGAAAACCAACCGAAAAAGAAAGGTGGATTCTGATGGAAAAAGAATTACGCAACACGCGTGAAATCATTGAGCAAGAGTACGGAGAATTCCCTGAAACCATCCTCCACGCCGAACTATGCCGGGCCTGTGCTCGCGTAGACGGTCGCAGCATCAAGCAGTCGCTCAAGGCATTTGCTCTGGCACGTATCGAAAAGGTTGATAGCAAGCCACTTAAAGGCGCACTGGAGCAGATGGCATCCAGCATGTTTCCAGAGACAGAGATAACCCGTATCCGCGCATGTGTAGGTCGCATGGAGTCGGCACTGGTTAAGACATTCGGAGTGAAGCGAGCATGACAAGCAGAGAGCAATTCGAAAAGTGGTTTAAGTCAGATTATCACCCTGACAAGTCAGGCCCATACCTGAAAGACGCGTTGTTTCTAGCATGGCAAGCATCACGCGAGGCGGTTGAGATTAAATTGCCAAATCAGGCATGTCTTGCAACGTGGCATTACGCTGGCTCTGCTCCAGATGACTTTTACGAAGATATAGAAATATCGCGAAAGCCAAGTGAAGACAAATCTTTTGATGGAACGGAGCCATTCCCGCTGCTGACGAAATGGGAAGTTGAGCAAGCAATCGAATCGGCAGGGTTAAAGGTAAAAGGCGACTGACATGACTGAACCTTACATAGCAGAGCTATCTGCAAGCGTGGCCGTGATAGTCGGCCTTTTTTATGCAATACGCAAAAACATCGATTAACAGGCTCGCATCGCGGGCCTTTTTTATGAGGGTAGAATTATGAACGTATACGAAATGGAAGGTTTTCTCCGTGGCAAATGTCTGCCAGGAGACATGAAAGTCAACGAGAGTAATGCGCAGTATCTGGTGCGTAAATTTAGTGAATTCGAATCAAATCTATCCGAGTCCAAACGCGAGTTCCGGGCAGCAGACGCGACTATTCACAATCTTGAACTGAAGCTCACAGACCTTGCAGTACAGCTCGCTAACGCCGAGAGCAAGTGCAGGGAGCTGGCGGCGGAGAATTCTGAGGTAAAAGTTGCATCGATTTTACTGGCTGATGAAGCAGCTCAAATTTATAAGCGCTGGAACTTAACCCAGCAACCTGATGGTGACATTGTCGACGCGCAGACAATACATGAGTTGATGTGTGCATGTCATGAAACCCGGTCCACCGACGCCTTCCTGGCTGAAGTGCGGGCCAGTGCTATAGACAATCTGGTAGACATCAAGACCAAGCAGCTTGCTGATATGCACCCTGACACACATGCATTCGGCGCAACAGCCATGTCTATCCGCAGCCAGATTAACGAACTGCAATCGTTCGCCTCCCAACTTCGCAAAGGAGCCGCGCTATGAGTATTGTCGACGATTCACATCTGACCGACGAAGTGGTTAACGCCGCTTTCCAAGGTACCAATTTCGGTCGTACTGACTTTCGTACCATTCTGGCTGAAACAGTCATGAAGCGGGCATCTGGTTATCACTCAGGCTATACGGCAACGACTATCTGCATGAAACTCGGGCTGCTTAGCAAGAAGAACCAGAGCGCAACCAAACTAGGCCTGACGTTCGCTTTCCATCATTACTACAAGCCATGCGTTCGTGAAGCGCTTATGCCTGATAACAGCTTGGAAATCTGGAAAAAACTCGGAGAGCAGGAGGCTGCGCAATGACAGCACTCAACAAACATGCCCAGTTGCGTAAAGAACTTTCAAACCCGGCAATAGGCAGCAACCACCACCTGCGAAAGCTGGCTCTGGCGCTGCTGGATGAGAATCTCCAACTACAGCGCGACAAGGATTCTCTTGAAGCAGCAGCGCTTGCTATGCGTGACGATATGCGGGAAGCGCGTGAAAAGCTGGAAGCAGCAGAGAAGCGTCTGGCAGAACTGGAGGCGCGGACAGTTTGCCTTCCTAAACTTCCAGTTCTCGGCTCTACCGCTGAGTGGTATGAGGGATTTGCTGCTGGCGCATCCGGTATGAGAAATGAATGCGCCGACGCAATCCGCGCCGCTGGCATTGGCGTGAAGGGGGAATGAGATGGCTTTTGTATCAATCATAACTGGCGGCAGGGGCCGCAAGCGTGACACGGCAGGAATCTCCGTTAAATATTCAAAATCAGGATCTGTGCAGTGCTATATCGGCGTTGATGTCAGATCGAACAGTCGATTTATTTTCGTTGAGTTGGATGAGGAAAACAGGCAGATCAGGGTAATGCCAACCTCGGATGAAAAGGGTGCAAAGATGTCTGGTGCAAGTGGAGGGACATTCTCAGTAACTAAAAAGTTTGGGGATGTGGTTATACCTTCAGGACATAAAAAATATTTCATCGAGCTGGAAAAAAATGCTGATGGTTGGTGGTACGGTAAATATCAAGAAGGGGATACGGCATGACAACTAACAACCACCCGGCGCACGGTCCTGTATCACTCGATCTCCTGCACCAGATACGCGAAATACTCAGCAAAGCAGCAGCACAAAGCGACCTTGGTAGTCTCGGCTACGCAATGGCTGATGCTGTGAAGGTGATTGATGGTGCTATTGCGGCGTTTGGTGCTGGGCATATATCTCAGTGTGATAGTCGCAAGCAATTCGAAGAGCATTTTGGAGATGGAACAACTCCAGGAATGGAAAGGGTGCCACCGTTTTTTGTTGAGATGATGAAAGATGCATTTTGGACGGTATGGGAAGATAGCCGCGCCGCCATGCTTCAGGATGGCAACTCTCCGGTAATTCCGGATGGTTGGGTTCTGGTAAGCAAGCGGATGCCTGAAGGCATGAAAACTGTAATCACATCTAATGGTTTCGATATTGGACAAGGTTGGTGGGATGGAGAGTGCTGGAAGTCATTTGACTGTCATGATGTCGTTCCCGGAAAGGTAACTCACTGGATGCCACTGCCAGCAGCACCGCAGCAGGAGGTGAAGCCGTGAAACATTTACGCTATGACTGTATTGGCGCTGCTTATGCCGGTAAAAGTAGGCACCCGCAAGAAGTAATTCGCGAACTTGGCATCATGTATGAACTAGCCATTCCTCAAAGCATGGGAGATCAGTGGTGGTTTTTTAATTGTCAGTACACAAATCTACCTAAATACATCACCGAAATGGAATGCGATAACTGGCTGGCAAACCAATACAAACTCCCTGGTGTGTATGTAACTTCATCGCATCATATCCCCCGGCAGGAGGTTAAGTCGTGAGCAAGCACATCATCAAATATGACTATCGTGACGGAGTTAAACTCCCTAAGCACGAGATTGAAACATGGTGCGGTCATCGGCCTGGGTCATTCGAATGGCTTTTTCGGGATGCTCAGCATGCGCTATTGAGCATTGAACAGGGATCTCTGCATGTTCCTTGTAAGAATTGTCTGTCCGCAATCATCAAAACGGCGCAGGAGGTGAAGTGATTGATTATCTCTTATTTTTCTACTCCGGAGGCATATTAGGTTGTATGCCTTTTCACTGGCAACTTCGTCGCAGTGAGAGGGTCATGTATCGTGTTATTAACACTATTCTCTGTTCCGCTATATGGCCGATACTTAGCATTCCTAAGGTGAATATCGATGGATAAATGTCTAGGAGTTTTAGGTTTTTTATTTGGTCATTCATATCGACCCGCAATTACCAGAGGCGCTCCGGCTGCAAATCTTGGAGCAATGGAAGGTAGCGGCACGGTCATCATTAGGTTGATAGATAAAACCAGGCCAGAGACTTTTCATGGCGTCTACTGCAAACGTTGCGGGAAGATGATAAATGGCTAAATCCGCAGCAGAACGAAAATCCGCGTAGTGATGTATAATCCCCTCAGGCCATCTAGGGGATTCTTATGTCTGACTGGAACATCGCAGCAAAACCAAAAGAAGAGCAGGACAAGGTTAACGTTGACCTTGCCGCCAGTGGTGTCGCGTACAAAGAGCGCCTTAACATGCCGGTTATCGCTGAGAAGGTAGCTCGAGAGCAGCCAGAGCATCTGCGTGAATACTTCATGGAACGAGTGCGCTTCTACCGCGATCAGAGCCTGACCCTTCCTAAAGCATCCGATCCGCGCTATCTGGATATGGCAACTCAGAACGAGAAGAAGTAATGGGGTGCTTAATTATTGCCGGTATAAATTTTTATATGCTGGCAGAAGGTGAATCATACCCAACCCCTAATATCGGCAATAATTACTCCGTTTCTTACGTGGTTTTCCCTTACGAAGGCAAATGGGTCGCTCAGAAGCTTCGTAAAGGCGGTCGTTGGATAGATATAACAGACAAGCGATTCGACACCGAAAACGAGGCTTTCAACTTCACATACGAATACGCATTCACGCACAAAGACCGACACAATTTTTAATCCGCGCAACAGCAAGCAAAGTTTGATTTCCAATAATCAACCAGCCATAATTACTTCACCAGAGCCTGAACAACTCTGGTGACTTCTGCGCATTTAAGGGGACTTAAATGCGACCACAATCTGAACTCCTAACCTTGTCACAGATGCAGAAATGCACCTGCGATTTGCTACATTCTGCGTTACCTCACGGAGGTGGCGTATGAAGCAGCAATTTCACCTCATCAACGACGCAATCAAGCAGAACGCTATCAACTACATCCGCCAGTTGCCTGTGGATTCGAAGCGTCCACTGATTCTCGATATCAAAGAGATGACTCGTACACTGGATCAGAACCGCAAGATGTGGCCGCTACTGAAAGACCTGTCTGACCAGGTAACCTGGTTCGGCAATAAGTACGACTCTGACGACTGGAAAGACCTGATAACCGCTATGGTCGCCAAGGCCAAAAAACAAGAGCAGAGAATGGCTCCAGGTCTGGACGGAGGCGTTGTGATGTTCGGTCAGCGCACAAGCAAGATGACCGTTCGGCAGATGGTTGAAGTCATCGAGGCTATCTACTGGTTCGGCACTCAGCAGGGTGTGAAGTTCAGCGAAAAATCCCGGCTTGAAATCGAATGGGCGAAACAGTGGGGTGAGCAGCATGGCTAACCTCATCAATCGCGTCATGAACGGCGGCATTTACAAAGTGCCAACTCGCAGCAAGCGTAAGCCGGAACCAAACCCTTCAGAGATCCCAACACTTCTCGGTTACACCGCCGGTCTCGTCGATAAGAAATGGCTGCGTCTCGCGGCGAGGAGAAAATCCGCATGAGCATGTATCAACGCATTAATGGCGCTGACTGGCGCAATATCTTCGTCGTCGGCGATCTGCATGGGTGCTACACGCTGCTGATGAATGAGCTCGAAAAAGTTTCGTTCGACCCAGCGCATGATTTGCTGATCTCGGTTGGTGACCTTGTCGACCGCGGCGCGGAAAACGTCGAGTGCCTGGAACTGATTACCATGCCTTGGTTCCGGGCTGTGCGCGGAAACCATGAGCAGATGATGATTGATGGTCTTTCGACGTTTGGAAACGTCAATCACTGGCTGGTAAATGGTGGCGGTTGGTTCTTCAATCTCGACTATGACAAAGAGGTTCTGGCTAAGGCCCTGGTCCACAAAGCGGCTGAACTGCCACTTATAATCGAGCTGGTTACATCCGATCGGAAAATCGTCATCTGTCACGCTGACTATCCGCATAACGAATACGCATTCGATAAGCCAGTGCCAAAAGATATGGTCATCTGGAATCGCGAGCGAGTAAGCGACGCGCAGGACGGCATTGTATCGCCGATAGCCGGTGCTGATCTGTTTATCTTCGGCCACACTCCAGCCCGCCAGCCCCTGAGGTATGCAAACCAGATGTATATCGATACCGGTGCCGTGTTCTGCGGAAACCTCACGCTGGTACAGGTTCAAGGTGGTGCCCATGCGTAAACTATCCCGCCGTAAGTGCAAAGTATGCGGTGAATACTTCGTTCCGGAATATCACGACATCAGGATCCGCTGGTGCTGCCCGGAGCACGGCACAATCCTCGCGATGGAAGAACGCGCAAAGGAAAAAGTGAAAGCCGCGGCTAAGCGCATCAAGGAGCAGAAAGAGACCGAGAAGGCAGGTCGCCAACGGCGCGCTGCACGTCGCAACGAGTTGAAGCCGATCCGCCATTGGGTTCAAATGACTCAGCGTGCCTTCAACGACTGGCGGCGAGAAATGCTGCTGGCCGCCGGGCACGGCTGTATCTCCTGCGGAACAAAGACCGCTTTTGCCTGGCATGCCGGGCATTACCGCACCACGGCCGCCGCACCACAGCTTCGCTTTAACCCGGACAATATCTGGCTCCAGTGCTCCGCATGCAATGTTCACAAATCCGGGAACATCGAGGCGTACCGTGCCGCGCTGGTTGAGCTGATCGGCGAAGAGCGCGTGCTGGCTCTGGAATCCAACAACGAAACCCACCGATACACCCGTGAAGAACTGGATGGCATACGCGCCAAGGCCAGAGCAGATCTTCGCGCACTGAAACAGCAGGAGGCAGCATGAAGCCAGAAACGATCGAGATACTCCGAGCGCGATGGCAGCGCCTCCGGATTTACCGCCGCCCGGGCTCCGTGCTGGTGGATTACCGCATTCTCCGTAACTTCGTTCGCACCTATCATCCTGCAGGAGCCGCACAATGAACAGTCAGCAACTGGAATATGTACGTCAGCAGCTCATTGTGGCGACCGCAGATTTGAGCGGGGCGACGAAAGGGCAACTGGTAGCTTTCGCCGAGAACGCACAATTTACCGCGACGGCGCGCAGCCGGGGAAGGAAAAAGGTATTTAGCGAGGTCAGGCAGAAGATGGTTAACCCGGACGGTCCGCCGATGAGCGGTAGTCAGTCACGCGCCAAAGGCTCATCCATCGCATTGGTCAACCAGGTCGAGTTCGGCACCGCATCATGGCGCCGCGCTGTACTATCGCTGGAAGACCACCAGAAAGCGTGGCTGCTTTGGAACTACAGCGAGAATATTCGCTTCGAGTATCAGGTGGCGATAACTCAGTGGGCGTGGTCAGAATTTCTGGGCCAACTCGGCGCGAAGAAGATGGCGGGCAAGACGATGGAACGCCTGAAGAAGCTTGTCTGGTTAGCGGCGCAGGACGTCAAAGCAGAGCTGGCAGGGCGTGAGACGTACGAATACCAGGCGCTGGCAGAACTGGCAGGCGTGGCGAAATCCACCTGGACAGAAACGTATCTGCCTCACTGGCTGGCGATGCGCAACAGCTTTAAGCGACTCGATAGCGTTGCGCTTATCTCCGTAACGCGATCACGTTCACAACAAAAGGCGACAAATTTATATGTAAGTCTTGCAAAACCGAACTGAAACGCATATATTTCATGTAAATCTGATATCGTCGCCATAGCTTCGTAGGTCGACAAAAAATTAACAGCCTCGCCATCGTGCGGGGTTTTTTGCATTTAAATATTCAATTCTGAAAAGCTCTGGTTAGATATTGCCCCTGTCACCGGATGATTTTATCTTTTGGTTCGTGGTGAATCCCCCTATGCGGCGGGGCGTCCAGTCAAACTTTTTGTCCAGGTTTGTTTGCGCGGAACTAGTCGGCTGGGGCTGTTCCACCGGGAGGCACCCGGCACCACGACGCGTTTATCCTTGACGATATTGTTATTTTTCATGCCTGTTCGTCCGAGCAGGCTTTTTTTTCACTGTGTATCATTAATAGTCAGAATTGAAATCTACACTTGTGGTTTCCTGCACCACTTCGCTTTCAGTTACTCCCTATACTATCGACATAGTCTTGCGGGGGTATTTATGAAAGAAGGGTATTACTGGATTCAGCATGTCGGTGTTGTACAGGTGGCGTATTACACAAACGACACTGTTGATGACCTAGAAACGGATAAAACAATCACAGGTGTCTGGCATCTGACAAGAGGCGATGATATTTGTCATAACGGTGAGGCGGAGGTGCTACAAGGACCACTCACTCCACCAATGTAAACAATCTATTTTACTTCGAGGCTGCCGCATGGCGGCCTTTTTCTTTTTCAGGCCCCGGGAATCATCATCGACATGCCTCGTTGTTAAATCCAGCCCGAGGGCCTGACCCCTTACTACAAACAGCACCCCGTTCCTTCGGAGGTGATATGGCTAAACGTATGCAAGATAAAGAAAGCATTGCCGGAGTGTCATGGCTGATTGTCCTTGCTCTGTCATGCTGGGGCGGCCTGGTCCGATACCTTATTGACGTGAAGCAGAACAAAGCCACCTGGAGCTGGATCAACGCGCTGGCGCAAATTGCAGTGTCCGGATTTACCGGTCTCATTGGTGGACTGATCAGCGTTGAAAGCGGGCTTAGCCTTTACATGATTCTGGTTACGTCAGGAATTAGCGGGGCAATGGGCTCCGTTGCACTGACGTACTTCTGGGAACGTCTGACGGGGATGAAAAATGCAAACCAGTGAGAAAGGAATAAAGAATATTAAGGATTTCGAGGGGTGCAGTCTTACTGCATATCCTGATCCTGGAACTGGTGGTGCTCCATGGACCATTGGCTATGGGTGGACTCATCCTGTAGATGGAAAGCCAATTAAGCCTGGAATGACTATTAAGCAGGAAACTGCTGATCGTCTGTTAAAAACTGGCCTGGTGAGTTATGAGAATGATGTTCTCAAAATGGCAAAGGTTAAATTAACTCAGGGACAGTTCGATGCCCTGGTTTCATTCGCTTATAACGTCGGTTCACGAGCTGAATAG